GTCAGGATTGCCGAGCAGCACTCCACTGTTTCGGTCGAACACACGATCGAGGAAACCTCCGAGAAATCGGGGGAGCCCTCCTTTCCACTGGAAACCAGTGAAAAGACGTCGATCGACATACCCAAGGTCTAGACTTTTTTGGAAGTCCTTTCCGAAGGTAGGTAGGGTTATCGTCAAAAACGACAACCCCTCATGTTCGAACCGGCACTCGACTTTTTTGAAGTCGAGGGTGGCGCTAGTGCAACATCTGGTCGCAGACTCGTCTGCAACCTTCTTCCAGAGCAACAGTAGGCTTTTCAGAAGCCCTCCTTGATAGGGGGTCACTTCATCCTAGTCTACAGCGTAGCTCACCTGATGAACCTGAGAATGCCTTAAAGCACAATCAGGGCATCAGCCAGAATCGCAAGGATGAGAATCCACATGAGAACCAGCGCAACCAGCGCCAGGCCCATGAAGAAATCCCAATCTTCGCGATTCAGCTCTCACCGCCAAGGAGCTTGGTGATGAGGGCATCCGAAGTGGCGGTAAACGCGGCTTTGAAGCCAGCGTAAATCGCCAACGCCTCGGTATTCGTGTACCCGACAACCGGAACGTCGAAGACGATGTAGTTACTCATCGAAACCTTCGCGTTCTGGGCCGGGATATACGGATCCGCGGTGATCTTCGAGTGGTCGATCCTGAGAACTCGCCGAACCCGGCGCCCGTAGGCGCTAGATGCGGAGAGCTTCACAAGTCCGTCTCCACTCATGTACTCGCTACCGTTATTCCCCACGTTGGTACGGGGGAGCGGAATCGCGGTACCTGAGATGGTCACAGACTGTGGATCAGTGAACGCCATAGACGTGCTCCTTGGGGGCCGAAGCCCCCCGGTGGTTTGACACAGGCATAATACCTGCTACGAACTCCGGGACAAGCCCAAAGCCGCAGCGATGGAGAGCTGGAATGGTGACAAGCCATTCCAACTAACTCCAAAACCCCAAAGGGGTTTGCTCGCTTCCTGATCTTCGTTTCAGTAACGAAGGTCAATGGCGACACACGGTTCTTCAGGCCGATAAGACCTGAGCCTGTGTGAGTATAGGTATCGCGAACGATGGAATGTTCCATCAGATACCCATACCGCATAACCAGCCCGTCGGTGGCCCAATCGGTGAGGTTTGAAACAACATCACCGGTATTACTGAACCAATC